TTCAAGCGCATGGACATGTATGACGAACGCCAGAATGAAGTCGGCAGGCGTTTGGGTAAAATTGAAACCGCCATTGCTGGTAGCTCATGGGTTGAGCGTTTAATGTGGATTGTTCTTGCTGCGCTCGTTGGCGGTGTCGCGTGGTTCAAATGAGCGATTTCGATAAAGCATTCGAGCTTGTTATTGCGGCAGAGGGCGGATATTCAAACGATGCCGCCTTAAATAATCTGTTTGATAATATCGTAGACATCTTTTTGTCCACTATCTACAAGCTGACCTTCCTGAAATAAGGTGCCTTATGCCGCTGCAAAAGCTGACATTCAAGCCCGGGGTGAATCGGGAGAACACTAGGTACACCAACGAAGGCGGCTGGTGGGACATGGATAAAATCCGTTTCCGTTCTGGTACTCCGGAGAAGATCGGCGGATGGCAGCTACTTGGTGCCGGTACCTTTTTGGGTGTTGCCCGGTTTCTTCACAACTGGGCTACTATCGCGCGGGAGAACCTGCTGGCCATTGGCACTAACTTAAAAATATACCTTGAGCGCGGCCAGACGTTCTACGACATCACGCCGATCCGCTATACGGTGGTCTTGACCAACCCCTTTACCACCGGCACTGCCGGGTCGACTACGGTTACTGTTACAGCCGTCGCTCACGGGGCTGCCATTGACGATTTCGTTACCTTCACCGGGGCGACGGCTGTAGACGGTATTCTGGCGACCACGCTCAATACCGAGCACCAGATCACTTCAGTAACCGCCAACACGTTTACGTTCATCGCAACGCCCTGCACGCTCGGCGCGGTCACCGGTGGAGGCACAGTAACCGCAGCGTTTCAAGTCAACACTGGCCCAACCTTGTCGGTCGCTGGCGTCGGTGTAGGTGTTGGTGCCTTCGGAGCCGCTGGCTGGGGTCTGGCAGCGGCGAGTAATCCCGGGGTTGTTACTGCGGGTATGCGCCAGTGGGTTGGCGATAACTTCGGTCAGGATTTTATATTCTCCATTCGAGATGGAGGCATCTATTACTGGTCAGCGTCTGGTGGTTCTATTGATGCCATGCTTAGCACTCGGGCAGTGGCTATTCAAACCATAGCAGGTGCGAGCGACGCCCCGACTGTGGCGGATAATCTGCTGGTCACCGACGATCAGCACGTGCTGGCTATCGGTACAAACCCGCTAGGCTCAACAGTAGAAGACCCTATGCTGATCCGCTGGTGCGACCAAGGCAATCCGCTTAACTGGACACCTTCGGCGGCTTCCACCGCAGGGGATCAGCGTATTACGGCAGGTAGCTATACTTACGCCGCTAAAAAAGTGCGGCAGGAAAACCTGATATGGACAGACACCACCCTTATCACGGTGCAGTTTGTCGGGCCACCAATCGTATTCTCGTTTAACACGTTGGCAGAAAATATCAGTGTGGCCTCCGTAACCGCTGTCGCGGTGGCTGATAACGTAGCGTACTGGATGGGTAAAGATAAATTCTACGTGTACAACGGGCAAGTGCAGACACTTAATTCGACCGTGCGTAAATACGTATTCAGTAACATGAACATGTCGCAAATAGGGCAGGTGCAGGCTGGCACCAATGTGCAGTATAACGAGGTCATCTGGTTCTATTGCTCGCTCAACTCAACCGTGATTGACCGGTATGTAGTGTACAACTATGTCGAAGACATCTGGACTTTCGGCTCCATGTCGCGGTCAGCTTGGCTGGACTCCCCCCTGCGCCCGAACCCGCTCGCCGCTGGCTACGACGGTAAAGTCTACTACCACGACCTCGGCATGGACGATGGTTCGACAGTACCGCCTTCTCCAATAGACGCATTTCTTGAGTCGGCCGACTTTGATATTGGCGACGGTCAGAACTACAGTTTCGTACAACGCATCATCCCCGATGTGGATTTTGACGGGTCTACTGCTCAACAACCGACGGTCACCCTAACACTTAAAGCTCGGTCAGCCCCCGGCGCGGCATTCACTCAGACCGATGCCAAGAACACCGTGCAGACTTCTGTGGTGCCTTTCGGGCAGTTCACCGAGCAGGCTTGGACACGCATACGTGGCCGGCAGATGTCGTTCCGGATTGAGTCCAATCAAGTAGGCACCACATGGCAGCTCGGCACGCCACGCATAGACATCCGTGAGGATGGCCAGCGATGAGCTACCGTCCGCCAGCACTCCCGCTTGCGCCCAAGGCGTACGATGCGGACTATATTAACTACACGCATCGGATACTGACGCAATACCTTGAGGCGGTGCGCCTCAACAACTTTTCCGGCGCGCTGGCGTTTCCAGCGTACATTGACTTCCATAAGACCGGTGCAGACTATGCCCCTGCGCGGCTGAGCTGGAACGACACTTACGGCACGCCAGCGATTGGCATGGGGCTGGACTCTGTGTTGCAGCACATCGGCATGGATCAGTATTTCCCGCCCGTGTATAACGGCACCGCAACTACTATCACAAAAGGTTCCGTAGTCGCTTTTTCCGGTGTAATCTCTGGCGGGACTCAGGTGGGGCTGCACATTGCGAACGGCACTATTCCTTCGCTGTACACCGTCGGCGTGGCGGCCATGGACATTCTTGCCGGGCAAAAAGGGTTGGTTACTTGGTTCGGTGAAGTCACCGGTCTGAACACTTCGGCATGGAACGTCGGCGATGTCCTGTATGCGAGCCCCACAGTCGCCGGAGCATTGACCAACGTGAAGCCCACGGTACCCAACCTGACCATTCCTGTTGCCGCAGTGCTGGTAAAAGACGCCGCCGCTGGTGTGCTCATGGTACGGCCGACCCTCACCCTACCGCTTGCCTATGGGGCGTTCTCCGACACCACCACACAGGTGCCCGCCGTCGCCAACACCCCGCAAGCAGTCACATTTAACACCACGGATTCGTCAAACAAAGTTGTCGTAGGCACGCCGGCGTCGCGTATCGTGTGCCAGTCTGCGGGGCATTATAACTTTCAGTTCTCGGCGCAGGTGCGCAGCACCAATGCTGCCAGCCAGAGTTTGTTTATATGGCCGCGCATCAATGGGATTGACGTGCCTAACTCGGCGACGGAAATAACGATCAAAAGTAACTCGGATGTCATCGTTCCAAGCTGGAACTTTCAGCTATCCATGCAGGCGAACGACTATTTTGAGTTGATATGGGCCTCTGCCGCTACGACGTCCTCGCTTGCGGCGACCGTTGCGCAGACTACACCCTATGTAAGACCTGCAATCCCGTCTATAATACTGACAGTAAACCAGATTAACCAGTAAGGAGCCGCCCATGAAACACATTGCTCAAGCTATTGCCGCTCATGGACGCGGCCCCGATACCGAGCTCGTACACATGACCAAAGGCGAGGTTGCCGCACTCGCTAAAATTGGCGGGCTGCGTAGCCTGCCGGTCAACCCCAAAACAAGCCTCCCCGAGGCAGGGCTGCTGAGTACCATACTCCCGATGGCTGCGATGTTTATTCCCGGACTGCAAGGCGTCGGTGCTTATATGCTGGCGGGTGCCGCCGGTGGCGCTCTGGGCTCTGCGATTGAGGGCGGCCCTATCGGTCGTGGCGCGCTGATGGGCGGCCTGAGCGGTGCTCTGGGTGGCATGGCAAGTGGTTGGGGTGCTGGTGCTGACGCTGCCACGCTAGCTCCTGAGGCGGCAGCGGCGAACACTGCTGATACGGCGGCTATGTCTGCGATCACTCCACCCCCTGCGGTAGCTACCGCTCCGCTGGCTGCTGCTCCCGGCGCTACCCCCTCCGCTGCTGATGTGATGACCACGGACTTTTTGGCTCAGCCCGGCGCAATGGCTCCGGTTACTGCGGCTCCTAGCGCATCCGCGCCGGCAGCGTACGGCTCAGAATTGGACTTGGCGCAAAAAGTGAACACCGCATACTACCGGCAAGGGGCTAGCGTCAGCGACATTGCTTCCGCCACGCGCCGTCCTATGTCGTGGGTTACGGAAACACTAGGCTTGCCGTCCGCCACTCCAGCAGGGGTTAATGTAGCCGCCGCTACGCCTACTGCGGTAGCTGCCGCCCCTGCGGCGCAACCCTCCGGACTCATGGCCAATCTGGCATCTACTAATGCACCGGCTTGGGTATCCCCTACCCCGGTCGATTACGCCACGGCGTACACCAGTGCTCAATCGCAGCTGCCTACCGCTACGCCCGCTATTTGGGACAAGATGGCCACTCGAGCAGTCAGCGCGAGCAACCCTAGCTTCACCCAGCAGTTAATGGCCAACGCCGCAGCTAACCCCAAGACAGCCTTGGGTATCGGTGCTCTGGGTGCGTACGGCTTGAAACAAGCTATGAAGCCTACCCCTAATAGCCCGCTTATGCGTGCAGTTAATATGGCTGGGCCGTCTACCTCGGGTATTACGCAGGTCGCAAACCCGGTTGCCCCTGCGGGCGGTGGTGAGGCTACATATTTCACTGGCAACCAGTTGAGTAACTACACGCAGGCTCCCGGATACACCGTGATGCGCCCATACGCTGCTGGTGGTCGGGTCGGTTTAGAGAGCCTCCCCAGAGACGAGCGTTATGCTCGTATGAAAGAGTACGGCGAGCGTGTGGCCGCTTACGCCCGGGGCGGTAGTCTGAATCTGCGCGGTCATCGCGGTTCCCTTGACCCAATGTTCACTCGCGGCGCGGGCGATGGTATGTCTGACTCCATCCCTGCCTATATCGACGGTGGTAGCGTGTCTGAGCCGATCCGCGTAGCGGACGGTGAGTATATTGTCCCAGCCGATGCCGTAAGTCATCTGGGTAACGGCAGCTCCAATGCCGGCGCTAAAAAGCTGGACAAGATGGTGAGCACGGTACGCAAAGCCCGCACAGGTAAAAGTAAGCAAGCCCCCCAAGTTAAAACCGGTAGGTTGATGCCAGCATGATCGACTTTATGGTAATCGCCGCACCGCGTTCTGGGACGACGTGGGCGGCTAACTGGCTCAGCACCGACACCACTATATGCGTCCATGACCCACTTCTTCGAGTGCCGCGTGAGCGGCTCGATGAGTTTTCGTCGCCCGGTAAAACGTTGGGCATCGCCTGCACTGCGCTGTATCAGTTCCCAGAGTTCGTAAACGCGCACCCAGCCCGTAAGGTCATCGTGCACCGCGACATCCGGGAGATAAATGATTCGCTGGAAGAGCTGGGCGTAAACCCCTTGGAAGAAGATAAAGTCACCACGCTGCTGGACAGCATCGCCGGTGTCCACGTGACTACCGCTGACTTATTTAATGTGGACGCAGCGCAGCACATCTACGAGTACCTGCTGGAGAAGCCGTTTGATCCTGAACGTCACTATGAGTTGGTCAAGATGCAGATTCAACCGGAGTTTGCCTGTGTGCCGTACAACAAGGCGGTGATTAGAAACTTGTTCGCGGAGCTGTATCGTGACTGACTTGCCGTGGAAAAACAGTGAAGAGTTTTACGATATGCACGCCGAACTGGTGCTGAAAAAAGGCACGTATAACGCGGCGGACTTCGGCGATATGCCGACCCGTATATTGCGGCTGGCGCAACTCAAACCCGGAGATGTAGCGGTTGACCTTGGGTGTGGTAGTGGGTTGTTGGTGGATACCATGCGTAAGGAGAATGTGTTTTGTTTCGGCGTGAGCAACAGCGCGGCGAACGTAGCGCATGCTAAAAAGAACTTTCCTGAAAGCCGCTTTTTGAAAATGGATATGCTTTCCGTGGCAGCTCATGGTGTGGATTTAGTGACGGCAGTAGAGAGCGCCGGGTATGTGCCTTGGGACTCACTGGTTAAGGTCGTTGCAACCATGCTGAGCATCGGCGGCAAGTTTTACTGCAAGGATTTTATAGCCTACGGGCATAGCCCTGAGGCTGTCCAAGCAAGAGATTATGCGCAGCGGTACTGGACGTATGATTTTAGCCGAGACCCCGACGAAGTGATCGCCACGGCGGAAGCCGCCGGACTACGGCTAGCCCATCTCTACGACTCTCGGCGAGGTGTGTCCCCGGACTTTGTGCAGTCGTGCGCTGCGCTGCCGGTGCCTCCACAATACCCGTCTACCGTACAGTGCGTGTCGGCGGTAGAGTATCTTTTTGTGAAGGAGTCCAATGTCTGATCGTACCCAAGCGGTTCTGGACGCCGTACGCGGCGATACGGACGCAGCGAACTTTTTGTTGTGCCTCATGGAAGTCGCCCATCTGTGGGACGATCTGATCGATAAGGACGCCCCGGCATCCCCATCGCAGATTGACGAAGCCTTCTGGCACGCGCTGGTTACCATACCCGGCAATGCGTTCTACCAGAAACACTTTAACCAGCTGCAACCCATGGTCGCCAGCGCTATTATCCACTGGCAAGCGGCCACCTTCATGGAGCGAACAGGAACCGACGCGGATAAGCAGATAGCCTTCATAATTCGTAGCGAATATGCCGCGATTGTGACACAATGCGCCCTGATAATTGGTGGTGCAAAATGGGCTGTGGATGCTACAATAGCCATACGTCGATTCATACATGCCGAGGGGTATGACAACTATCTGCTGAATCTGCAACGCGAGGAACGCGCGAGGAGTCCCAAATGAGCCTAGTTAAACTTCACAGCCAAGACAAATTTGACCGGCACCTCGACACCATTACTATCGGTCGTAACATCGCTTTCTGCGGCGGCGGCTCCCCACCCCCAGCTCCGACAAATACCACTGTCACCAACACCAACCTGCCCGCGTATCTTGAGCCGTACGTTACCCGTAACGTCGCCAGTGCTGAGGCTATCGCCAATAACCCGTACACACCGTACACTGGCCAGCGCACCGCCGGGTTCACTCCCGCTCAAACTGCGGCACAGACAGGTATCCTTGGCTTAGGTGCTCCCACGCAATTCGGGCAGGCTAGCAACATCCTCGCTGGGCAGAATGTAGCAGATGCGTATCAGCCCGCAGGAACTAATCTCGCTGGGGCCATTACAGGCACTCAAGGCATCAACGTAGCCGGTGCTTACGCTCCGGGTATGGGCAATCTTGCCGCTGCGGGTGCTGGCGTACAAGGCATTGCGCAGCCGGGGCAATTCGGTACGGCCTCTACCGCAACCCAAGCCGCGATGAACCAGATGTGGACAGACCCCGCCATGGTCGCTGCCTACATGAACCCGTACCAGCAAGCGGTGTCGGACATCGCCAAGCGCGAAGCACAGCGGCAAGCGGACATTCAAATGACTGGCCGGTCGGCGCAGTTTGCCAAGGCCGGTGCTTTTGGTGGTAGCCGTCAAGGTATTGCCGACGCTGAAGCGCAACGCAACCTGTTGCAGCTGCAAAACGACATCCAGATGCAAGGGGCCAACCAAGCGTATCAGACGGGTATGTTCCAGTTCAACGCGGACTTGGCGCGGCAAATGTCCGGTGCGTCTCAGCTGGCCAATATCGGCAATATGCAGTTCCAAGATCAGTTGCAACAACAGCAGGCGCTCGCGGCGATCGGTGCGCAGCAAGCACAGTTCGGCGGTCAGTTGGCAGGGCAAGAGCTGGCGCAACAACAGCAGGTCGGCGCTCTCGCCGGGCAGCAAGCGCAGCTGGCAGGGCAACAGCTCTCCGCAGAGCAGGCACAAGCCGCTGGACTGGCAAGCCTTGGACAGACGCAGCAGGCAACCGACTTGGCGCGGCTCCATGCCCAGATGGGTGTGGGCCAGCAGCAACAAGCGCTTACTCAGCAGCAGATGGACATTGCGTATCAAGACTTCATCAACCAGCGCGACTACGGTAAGCAGCAGGCGAACTGGATGGCAGGGCTGCTGCATGGTACACCCACCACCGCGCAATCGAACGTCATTCAGTACGCTCCCACACCGAACGTCGCCGGCCAGCTGGCAGGCTTGGGCATTGCCGGTCTAGGCGCGTACAATGCAGCGACGGGTACTAAGGTCTAGGAGGCGGTATGCAGAGGGGCGAATATGGTAAGACCGCAGCAATAATCGGGCGCATCGCAGACCCAACCCAGCTGGTCTCTCTGCTGCGTAACCCGCAGTACGCGGGCTTCTCCAATGTCATTATCGCTCGTATTGCCGAGATCAACCGGTTGAAGCAGGCCGCTACAGCTGCGCAGCCGCAGCCGCCGAGTGTCGCGCAGCAGGTTGTATCCTCAACGCCGCCTGAGCAGGTGCAGACCATGTCTGGTGGGGGTATTATCGCTTTCCGCGACGGCGGCAAGGTGCGTCGGTTCAAAGACAGTAAAGGTACAGTTAAAGCGGAGGAGCCAGAGCGTTGGTGGTGGGGTGATGCCCTAATGCCTACTCGCGCCGCTACACCCACAAGTGTTCCGGTCGAGACGCCTCCCGCTACCGCACCTACACCAGAAGTCACTACACCGGCCGAAGCACTGCCTCCCACGGCAGCGCCCAGCGCGGGCATCCGTGCCGCCGCACCTAGCAGCGATCTCAGTTATGAGTCGTGGTATGACAAATACAAAGTACCTGAAAAATCGCTGGAAGAGCGCGTTGCTGAAATCAAGAAAGTGCTCAGCCCCAACGCTGACGCTGACTCTATCCGTGAGCAGCTGAAGCAAGACGCTGCTGAGCGCTCTGATCGCGCAAGCCGCGCCAAATGGATGGGTCTGACAGAAGCAGGATTGCGTATGGCGCAGGCAGCCTCGGAGAGTCCCCGTGCGGGTTTCTTGGGAAATCTGGCGACAGGTGCTACGCACGGATTGGGCGCGTACCGCACTGAGATGGGCGACATCGAGAAAGAACGCAAGGAAGCCTTGGGTCAGCAGATTCAGCTGGCCAACATGGATCGCGCCGAGCGCGCCGCTGCGGTTAATCAAGCTATGGCCGAGCGCGGACAAGATGTGAGGTCTAATCAAGCCCTGATGAGCGGGATGTTTTCGCTTCAGAAACAAGTGGAGGCGTCTCGTTATGCGGCGGATAAAGCGGCAGCGGCCGGCAATAGCGCAGCGCTGGCGGCCAATGTCAAAGAGCTTGGTGGGCTGCATACCGTGGCGCAGCAGGCCGTGGCGGAAGCAGGGCGCAACTACCGCGACGCGGTAAAAAACTCTGGGCCTAACAGCCCCGAAGCGCTGGAAGCCAAGCAGATTTACTCCGCAGCCGTGCAGAATCAGACAACCATCGCCAACGCCATCTTGCAGCATGCGGGTGGGGGCAGCAAGGGTATCACAGGACTTCAACTGGCCGCTCCGACCACCAGTTTACTTACAGAAACACCGCCTGCCGGTGCCGTAGTGCGCGAATAATATAGGGGTACCCTATGCCGTACATGAAATTACCCGACGGTAGTTACTTCAAAGTACCTACAGGTATTGACTTTACCGAAGCGGTGCAGCTCGCGCAGCAGAAATTTCCTACCCTATACGGTATTAAGCAGCAGCACGGGTTTGCCGGTGCGCTCAAATCGGGCCTCAAAGAAGGCATCGGTGGGGGTCTGCGCGGCTTAGCTGATCTAACCGGGTCTACCGCACTGGAGCAGTATGGCCAGAACCTTTTAGCCCCCTCTACTGAACCCGGTGCATGGAAGCCTACTACCAAAGAAGAGACCGCTGAAGCGTTCAAACAAGGTATTCTTCCCGGTGTAGGCCGCGCTTTTAGTCAGTATGTATCCGAGCCCGTTGGCGGGATGATCGGCCGCTACGCTATACCTACCGCCGCTGGTGCCGCTGTCGCCGTCGTCGCTCCCGAAGCCGGCATACCTGCCGCGTTGGCGCGCGGTGCGGGGTTCATCGCTACCGACTTCCCGATGGAGCAAGGGGCCAATATCGCTGAGCAGGAAGCCGTAGCCCGGCAGGCGGCCCTTGAAGGTAGGGCTGCCCCACAAACTGATCGAGCCACGACCCTGATGACCAGCTTGGCACAAGCCGCGCTGCTGCCGGTGTTGGGCGGTCTAGGCCGTAAAGGTATGGAAGCCATGCGGCTGATGGGCCCGGACTTGGCAAAGACCGCTACAGCCGTCGCTAACGGTCAGATGACCCGCGAAGCGGCGATTCAGACGCTGAATAGCCAAGCCAAGAACTACGCCATGAAGTCGATTGAAGCCGGTGCTGTCGGCGTACCATTGATGGTGGGCACCGAGGCTATGCGCATGGCGCAGGCTGGTGAAGACCTGAGCAGTCCCGAGGCGCAAGCCCGGCTGCGTGAAGCTACCGGTGCAGCTATCGCCGGCGCTCCTGTGTTCGGCGCGCTGGGCGCGTTCGGTATGCGTGGACGACAAGAAAAGATGCTAGGCAAAGCGGAGGACGCCTTCGGTCGTACGTGGGCTGATGCGCAGCAGGAGCAGGCGACAAGGTTGGAGCAGGATGCTCGGGACGCCGCGTGGCAAAAAGCCGCCAAAGCAGGGGTTACCAAGACGGGCGATCTGTTCGCTGATACCAAGATGCCTAAGCAGCCCAAAGGCGGGTATCAAGGCGCGCTGCCGGAAGAGCAGCAATTCGTCATCGACCGTGCGTTCTTCAATCAGATGGGCGTGGCCAATAAAGGTGATGGTAAGGAGCTCCGCGAGCGCTTCATAGGCAAATCTTTGACTGACCCGGCTGTCGCCGCTGAAGTCAAAGCCGCGTTAGAGACTTACGCTGAAAACCACCCCAGCGCTGCAACCAAAGTCGAAGCCGGGCTGAAGCATCCAGCATTTGTGTTGCCTGAGGTAAGTGAAGCCCGTGCCCCTGAGCAGATGTATCTCAACGACGCCCGTGTTTACGAGCAAGAGCGTGCCATACAACCGCTGGAGCCGCCTTCGGCGGAAGCATCGCGCGCTGCGTACTATTCCGAACGGGCACAGCCTTTCATGGAAGAGATTGCCGCAACTGAGGCGCAACAAGCGCAGGCCAAAGCGGATTGGGTAGCCAAGATGGCCGCCGCACGCGCCGCTGCTAAAGCGAAGCAGCCGCCTACCCAGCCGGGTATGGTGCGTGATATGTTTACTGGTGAAGAGCGTCCTGTAGCAGAGGCACCGATTGCCGAAGCGCCGGCGATTGAAGCACCGCGTACTCCAGAAGAGCAGATGTGGCTTAATGATGCTCGGGTTTACGAGCAAGAGCGTGCTATACAACCGCTGGAGCCGCCTTCGGCTGAAGTTTCTCGTACGGCGTATTACATAGACCGTGGCGAACCTCTACTGACCGAAGAACATCGCGCCGCGCAGGGCGAACGGGCCCGCGAACAGCTGCGTGCTGAAGCCGCTGCCCGAGACGAGCAAGCCAAGGCAACGGAAGCCGCTGCACAGCAGCGTGGTGTTGACCTGCAAGCCAAGATCGCCGAGCTGGAAGCCGAGCGTGCTACCGCCGACAAGAACCGTAAAGCGCAGATTAAACGGCAGGTAGCCAAGCTCCAAGCTGAAGCAGATCAAGCCAAGACTGAAGCAGGTAAATCGTGGACGGAGATGGTACCCACTGAAGCAGAACGCGCAGCGGCTGTCGAGCCTGACATCGGTGCCACTACCACGTTGAAAACCAGCAAGATCGGGCAGGCGGCGGAGCCTGAGTCCTTATTTGAGCTCGCCCCGTTGGTGCAAACGCTGAAAGAAGCCTCTGCCGGTAAAGGCGGGTTTGAAGCCCAGCGGTTGTGGTGGGACGACCTCGCATGGATGGCGCGTAACAAAGATACTCCGTGGGTTGCTGAGGCTATCGCCAAGGGATTGACCGACCGGTCGTTTACCAAAGGCGACTTGAGCAGAGCGGTTAAAATCAACGCGAAGCATATGGCAGAAAACCGCAAAATGGCTGAAGCGCACCGTGTGCGTGAAGCCCGCCGTATCGAGAACGACAAACAGCTGCATAAAGCCACGCGGGAGACGCGCGACGCAGCTAAGCTGGCCCGCGACTATGAACGCCAGCTAGAAGCTCAAACCAAAGCCAAGCGCCAGCAAGAGCTGGCAGATGCTGACGCGGCACGTCATGCCGCTGAGCGGGCTGCCAAAGGTAAGGAGGCTACGCCTGAGCCTGAAGCAGCCTCTGAAGCCCCGACAGAAGTAACCGGCACCGAAGCGAGGCTGGCCGCGATGGGCGAAGAAAAGCAGACCGCTACCGTGCAGTCTATCCGCCAAGCAGCCACTGAGCTGGCCGGCGAAGGATGGAACCAGAATAAGCTACAGGTGTTTGACTCGGTATCCGACCTCCCTGCCGATGTGCGTAGACTGTTTAAGCAGGATACGCAAGCATTGGCTTTCAGAGGCAGCCAAGCATTCCTTGTCGCCAGCCGCATCCCTAAAGGGCAAGAGCGTGCTGTTATTCTGCATGAAGTGGGTGAGCACGTCGGCCTTGAAAAGCTGCTGGGCTCCAAAGAGAAAGTCACTGAACTAGCCACTGAGGTGCTCAGCTGGCGGCAGCGCGCGGGTACGGTAGAGCAGTCGGCGGTGCGTAACGCTGAAGCGCGTATTCCACGGGATACACCCCCACACTTGCGGTACAAGGAGCTGATCGCTTACACCGCCGAAGAGTTGATGAAAAAAGGCGTGCGGCCTCGCCCTGACACGCTGGGTGGGCAGTTCTTGGCCTATATCCGCAACCTCGTTAAAGGTGCGCTGACCAAGCTCGGGATGGGCAAGCCTTTGGAGGGTCAAGACCTCATCGACTTGCTGCACGGCGCCGTCCGGGAGGAGCTTGGGGCGAAAGGTAAACGTGGGGCTAAGCCAGTGGCTGAGCGCGGCGAGGTGATGTACGCCAAATTCGGAGCACCCAGTCGAGTGTTCGCCGCCAAAGAGCAACCCAAAAAACTGCTGGATCGGATGCTCGAATACTCGGGGTTGGGGGAGCGCAGTTTTACTGACGCCGCTGCCAATGCTTTCTTGGGCAAAGCCCACTCGCTGTTGGGCAAGACGCACCGCGCCGGTGATACGGGTGCCTACAGCAAAATAAATCTGGGGCGGGTATCCGCTGAAGCTGCAAACGCGCAGGGGAATAATGCCATCGGTGTAGTGTCTCAAGCCATGGCTATCGGCCACATGGTAATCGATAAAATGGGTCGGGTAAAAGCCGTCGAAGACTCCAAAAACAACATGCACACGCTGACCGACCACTACAAGAACTTGCGGCAAGCGCTGATGAGCAAGGGCTTTACGGAAGAGGCCCAGCATGCTGGGGATACCAATACGGTTACTAACGCCATGGCGTTGGCAGTGTTTGGCCCTCGTTTGGAGCAGCTGGTTAAACTCGGTCAATTTGAAAAATCTTTCTACACCGCAGCCGATAAAGCCTTTTCGGACAAGCTGCGGGCTGACCCCGAACTGGCTCCGCTAATCAAGCAGTTTCACGATACTTACAACGTAATGCGTGGCCATGCCGTCGATGCCGTGGTCGAATCCGGTATATACACCGAAGCCAAAGCCAAGGAGTATATGGACCGCGCCGAATACCTGCCGCTGTACCGTATGGATGAGTCGCTGCAAAATACATTGGGTGAGCCTACCCATCTGAACTCGTTGTTGACAGCCGCAAAAGAGCATCATCTGGGCGCAGGTTCCGCTGCGTCTATCGGCGACCCTATGACCAATGCGTTTAATAACCTTGTCTGGTTGAACATGCGCGCCGTCAAGAACAACACGGCAAACATATTGGGTGAGTCTCTGGTAGCCGTCGGTGCGGCAAAGTGGAGAAAGTTTGGTAGCCCCAACGACCGCTATGTAGTGTCTTTCAATCGCAAAGGTGAGACAGTGCACCTGCATCTCAATGACCTGAACGACGCGTCTGCGTTCACTGCTGCGCCGGTGATGACGGGTATTGGCTGGCATATCGGTCGTTCGCTGTCTAACATGGTGCGTAAGGGTGTGACCATTATGCCGGGCTTCGTGTGGGGACAGACTTCTCAAGACGCGCAGCGTGTGGCTATCCGCACCGGGCAAGGGTTTGCACGTGCTTATCTGGACGTCGGTACAGGACTGTTGAAGGGTATCAAAGGCGAGACGGTGGAGCAGAAGATACTGCGTTCATACGGCGTGATTGCCGCCCGTGATTTTTCTGACGGTATGGATACATTCCGCCGCGAGATGCTGGAACGCGATGTATCACCGTGGAAGCAAGCACTACAGAAGGTCGAGTCCGTAGCCATGGCATCGGATGGTGCTGCCCGTGAAGCAGCATACAAAAAAACTTTTGCTGAAACCGGTGATGAGTTTGCTGCCCAGCATGCTGCCCGTATGCTGATCGACTTTAATAACCGGGGCAACTCGCGCACGCTCGCCGCTCTAATGACCGTTGTACCGTTTATTAACGCGCGCATCCAAGGTACGCACCGCATGGTAGACGCTCTGACCGGCAAAATCCCCGGTATGAACAAAGAAGACGCCATGCGTATGGTTTACAGGCAGGTGGGCAAGTTGATGGCCTTTACCTTGGCCCACACCCTATACAACATGGGCGACGACGAGTACGAGAATCAGACAACAGCTACTCGGAACAATAACTTCATGTTCCCCGGTAATCTGAAGATGCCCGTAGCCAGCGAGCTGCTGCCGTTCAAGGTGCTAGCCGAGACTACCGCCCGTCAGATGATGGACGATCCGAACGAGGACTGGCATAAGAGCCGCGCTGCAATCACCTCTGCGGCCAGCAGTATCCTGCTAGGCCCGTCTGATATGATGCCTTCGCTGGCCCGTCCGATCGTGGAGCATGCTACCAACCATTCATTCTTCACCGGCCACGCGCTGATCGGCAAGTCCATGGAAAGTAAGTCAGCCAGCCAGCAATACAACCAGAGCACCACCGAGCTGAGCAAGGGTCTGGCATCCGGGCTGGAGTCTGCCATGCAGGTGCTGGGTTTCGAGAAGGGTGTGAGCCCGATCATTATCGAGAACTATCTGACTGCTTGGACAGGCCGTACCGGCATCGAAGCGCTGAACCTGCTACGCATGATTGAGTCCGCCGTCGGCGAGCGTCCGGCTCCGCGCCTCCATGAGACCCCGATGGTCGGTGCCTTCTTCATCAACCCGCAAGGTAATGCCGTGCGTTCTGATTTCCAAGAAATTGCTGACCGAGTCCGCACGGCGGAAGCCAATCTTAAAGACCTACGTGATCGGGGTAACTTTGAGGAAGCGCGGCAGTACCAGCAAGAAAACCGCCATCTGCTCAACTTGTCGGGCCGGGTCAATGCAATCGGTAACCAGCTTGCCGCGCTGAACAAAACCGCCAAGCGCGGTGACATGACGGAAGAAAAGCGCAATCAGATATACACCCGGCAGCAGCAGTTGTTGCAGCAGACCTACGACCTGCGGCGCGACGCTGGCTTTTAACCCGGGGTGCGGAGCACCCGCACCCCATACAGGTCGGTTTCCTTGTCGATACCGGCCACGCATTTGATGTGGATGTCCAGCTCTGCTGCGTGCGCCAGCATCAGCCTTATATATCTTTGGGGCTTCAGTGTAGGAACAAAAAAACTGTCACCTACTTCCAGCAAAGTAATTAAGGAAGGCTCAACCAAGTCGTGGGTTACAGGCATCGCAGGTTATCCAGCTGGTTAGCATCTAGCCGCGCTATGATTACGTAGCGTTCTGGGTCATGGCGGATAAACACCAACCCTGCTTTGAATAGGATGTCTATGTCTTCAACGTCTTGTTCGCCAACCAATAAAGACTCCATAAAACCAGCGTGCGCTGGGCTCACAACCCCCGCATCATCTACCATCATAGGCACCTCGGATGTCCCGTACTTCAGCAGCCACCGCAGCGCGGCGACTTGTGTTTCGCTTGGGGTGTTCATCAATCGTCCTCCTTGAGCATCTCGCCAAGCGCGTTATCCACCGTAAAGACCAGTGCTTTAGTCGCACTGGTGACCACCCCGGTGCCGCTACCCATACGCTTATTCACCACGCCTTTGAACTGCCGGGTCATGCTGAAATGCTCCAGCAGCTCGGCAAAAGAATGCGAACGCTTGTCGCAGTAGGCCTTCAGCTCGCTCTGGGCGATAAATATCAGATTGGTGTTCTTCTCCCAGCGAATCACCAGCCGGTTTCTCGCGTCACGTTCGTTCTTGCGGCCGTACAGTGAGGCCGTCTCTGGGTTGGCGTCGATAGTCGCCGCTACGTTGCTGTCCGGGATAACGATGTTGCTGTAATTCTCGTTAATGAAGTCCCCCAACACATCCTGATGCGGTACGATCGTCTTGCGTACGTTGGCGCGTACGACCTCCATGTGGGTCAACCACTCCTCATAGATACGCTCAAGGTTGAACGACCGTAGCATGCCCAGCTCCCGCTGCACAATATGCGCCGCCGCAAACCCGCCGGACACTAGCCCTACCCAGTTACGCTCGCTGTTGGAGCTCCTGAAGTCCCGATCGAACCGTATACGCATGTCCTCTACGCGCTGATCCAGCTCGTCCTCGTGGCGCACCAGCCAGTTGGCGAAACGCGGCCCAGCATGTCCGTAGTTCTTTTTGATAGCCCCGAAGTAACGCCCGCCCAGCTTGCGCTCTAGCGGTTTGAATTTAACCTGTATCAGTCGGGCAAACTCGCCCGCAGCATTGGTCTTAAAACTACTCAGCGCATCTTCAATAAGTTTGTTTCCGGTAGTGATAAAGTGATTGTTGCGCCGGTCGTTGTTGGCCATCTCGCGCGAGCCGCTGGTCAACCGGTGCTTCTCCCGTGCCTGCGATTGCGAGTAGGCCAGATCGCTCAGCCGCTCTGGTGATAGATTGGTGATTTCATCCTGACACATCGCAAAGCTGTTAAATACCACACGCCGTTTCTCCAGCGAGTTTACTGTGTCCTTCACACTCATCACCATGGCATCAGGGCTGCCCCAGATACTGTTCAGTACTTCGATCAGCGTAGTCTTACCCGAACCCGAATGCGTACTCACCAAGTGCAGCCAGATAGGGTCTTCGTAGGTGTAGGGGTTCAACATCGACCCAAACGCAAACAGAATACACGCCGCCTGCATTTCCATGCCGGGGTCTCCGTAGGTGTCGGCAATACGTTCCCAGTTCTCAAAGCTGCCAGTCTGACGCATCATATCAGCCACAGACGACGACTTACCGGAAGCTGGGCAGTAAAACCTGCCTTTTTTAGTAAACAGGGAACGCCCCCACACAATGTTCTTGTCTTCTGTCCAACCCATCTGGCTCCGGGCCGGTTCTGCCGCCGTATTCGCCTGTAGGTTCTTTGCTGCACGTATCAAGTAATTCGCTATACGGGTCATCTGTTCCTTGGTGCCGTATACACCAGCCATGCCTATATGCGGAGCGATCCTGTCCGCTGAGCCGGTATCCGCTGCCGGTATCATAATCTCTTTAACACCGTCCTGAGGTAGCACAAGGTGCAACACCAGCGTCTCGCCGCGCTCAGGGTCAACGACCCGGCGAATGACGTCCAGATTATATTCGTATACTATCTGCGGATCGCCGGTAGTGCCGTCGGGCTCTGGCTTGCCCGGGGTATAGATGCCCCCCTGCGACCCACGAAAATATGGGAACGGCAGGTCGGGTAGCACGACAGCTGGCGTGTCAGTCAAATCATCGAAGCCTTCGCCTAGCTGGGGAGGTTTATGCACCTCTGCCATAGGTATGGGCGCTTCTGCCTTCTTCACGTCGCGGCCTAGCTGCAACGGGGTGGTGATCTTGCCGTTAAACTTGCACACTTTGCATACGTGCGACCCGCACACCGCCGAGTACGCCGTGCAGGTATACGGCCCTTTTATCTCGGCCACCTTCCGCATGGTGTCGTGGATATTGAAATCTGGGTGCCCTTGCGATATACATGTGTACAACGCCTCACCCGCATCTTCGCAGGCTTTGGCGGTGGACAGTACCGCGCGCCAGACAGGCTCCGGAGTCTCGGCAGGGTTGAGCAGTGCCGAGGCGATATGCCCACACCCTGCGTTGTTCAGACTACGCTGCGCGATCTTGCGGAAGCTACTGACCATGTTGCCAGCCAGCGCGGCGGTGAGTGGGTCGACTGCCCGATCGGTTTTTGCCGGTAGTGTCATTGAAGGTGCGATACCCGCTGCGGTCATCGCGGCGTCTACCTTCTGCTTAAACTCAACCCAGTCCAGTACAGCCCCGGTGTGCATTATGTGCACCGGCAAGGGCTGAGCCGGGTTCTTGTAATTATGGGTGCCGGGCACCCGCAGGATGCGCGCAGCGTCGACCGTGCAGCCGGGGTCTTTAATGTGTAGCTCGTGCTCGGCGCATAGCGCTAACATCTTGCTCGAGTATGTTTCCCACTCAGTGAACAGTATCGACTCCGTCATCGGCCAATACACGTGCAGCCCGCGTCCGGAGTTCACCACCCATGGTGTTGGAATGCCTGTGGACTCGCAAAACATAAACAGCGCGTCCAGACCATCCTGCTGCACATGGTAGTGCGTGTCCAGCCCGCAGTCCAGATCGATCCAGATAGACTTGACCGCGTGCACGTTGTCTTTTTTACGGCTGTTTTTATCGGCATGCGATGCACACCCGAAATACGCATCCTCCATGTTGGCTTCCGCCGCTTGCACAATATCTGACACTGTGCTGAGGCTGTCGACCAATACTTGATGCACCCGCTTGTTTTTTATCCTTACGAAGGCGTAATAGCCATCGGGCGGGAGGATAGCCCGCAGAAACTCGATTGGTTTCGTCATTGGATTTACTCGCGATTGGTTGCTTGGGGGCGGCTTACTACTTTAAGCCAGCCGCATCTGTCGGTCAAGGAACTCAGGGGTCAATTCCTGAGGACTCTGCTCAACTTCCTCCAATCGGTACATCATCTCCTGCGCAATTACAGGCAGCGTATGCTCTACTTGCCGCGCTAACAACACCAGCTCTGCGTTGGTGTAATGTGAATACTTTGTTGTGTGAACTCGCATGTTATCTCCCCCTTGCTTGATATTCTTCTACAATCTCTAGCGCCCTTGCCAGTTTAGGCACGGGCAGTGCGTTTTCTTCCAGTGCGTCCAGCAGCACATCAATAAGGCTCTCAACCTTCTCTCGGTGCCTGTCGGCCACATCGGTGGCTCCAGTGAACCATAGATACACCCCTTGCCGAGATATACCCATCCAACGAGCGATGACCTGCACGGGTATCTTGGCGTCGATACAAACCGCACCGAGCCGCACCCCCAGCATTTTCATATCCGCTTGTGAGACGGCGGTGTATAGTCTTTGTGAATACGCCATTGCGGCCTCCAAAAAAGGGCGGGTTGCCCCGCCCCGTAGGTTTTACTCGTCTTCCCACTGTGCCACGACGGCAGCGGCGGATCGTTTCTTGTCTGGAGATGCTACCGGCTTTCTCGGTGCTACCTTAACCGGCTCTGCTACATTCTCTTCGACTTCTTCGACTTCTTCCTCTTCCGCTTCCTCTTCCGCTTCCGCCGCCTTCTTGTCCATCTTGGACACAGTCAGCTTGATGGCTTGCTGGGCCTCCATGGTCGAGCCCTGATCCTTCACTGTGGCAACCTCATCAATGTCCAGCGGACGTGTGGCCTTAAAGGTCAGCTTGGGTGTCGCTGCTTTAGTGTCAAAACGCATCTCTGTCACCACTTGGGATACCGACACACCGTTCTGTGCCAGATAGCGAGCGTAGGCTTGAAGCGGCAGCTTGGTTGCGTTTGCTTCGCCCTTACCAAACAGCGAGGTAGCGGGCAGTGCCAACTGATACACCGGGCCGTCCATCTCACCTTCCAGCACCACCGCCAACCGCTGCTGGTAACGGCAAGCGCGGGAATCGCCTTGGCCGGAGCCGGCAATGTTCTGTTTGCAAGTGTCGCAGGATTTACTCTGCGGCTGCTCGGCCTCGGGGCTCGGTGTTTTGCCGTCCGGCGACCAGCAGGTCGGGGGTGTAGATTTACCCTTCACGTAGGTGCCGGCATAATACTGGCGGTTCACCGAAGGTGCGGCGGCTACGATAACGATGTTCATGGCACGGTCTTCGTTTTCCGCCATCTGCTCACCGTTAACGATCATGCGGAACACCCCGCCTTCAATGCTGATCCGGCGATGCGACGCACCGCTACCGCCAGCCAGTGCCTTGGTTACTTCGTCGATCTCCTGATTACGCAGGTGGGCGGGAAGTTTGCCGTTAAACAACGCGACTTCTGTACTCATGGTTATTACTCCTTGGTTATGTTAATGGTCACTGCACTGCTACTACAACTACCGCTACTTGGCCCTCCGTACCGAGGCGGAATATCTGCGGTCGATATTCAATCCGGGTGGTGGATCATCCGGATGGTCTTCAATCCACTGCGCCATGTTGGTCTGGTGTACACGCTTCTCCAGCAGCCCCAAGGCTTCGTGGTTAATTACATACTGGTTAAAAATCTCCCAGTCAGCGGGCCAGAACCGCTGCTTGACCGAGCGGATAATGGTGCCAAATGGGGTCTTGATACTGTCGGCGTCTTCTTCCTTGCACTTGTCCAGCATCAGCTCCTCAAGCGACTCTAAATCAGCCTTCAGCTCGTTGTCTTCAGCCTCATAGGCACGCAGCAACTCAGCCCGTTTATCACGGATTTTGATGTAGGTAGCCGCGAGCTTACCGGCGGTAATCTCTTGTGTCATGGTTATCTCCTTTATCGTTATTGAGCGTTTACTTTACAGTTTACTGCGCTGTTTGTCAAGTGAATTTGTAAAGTCATCCATGAATAACGTCATCATAGAGCTTCATCAAATCCACATGAGCCGAGCCGCGCTGGCTCAGGGCTTTATACAGTTTGGCTTCCGCCGCGCTGCCTTGCAGGTGTACCACCGTGACCTTATTGGTCTGCCCCTTACGGTGCGCTCGCGCGTTTGCCTGCAAATAAGTATCCAGACTGGTCGTAGGCCCAAACCATACCACCGTGCTGGCCGCCGTCAGCGTAACCCCATGCGAGGCTGCTTGCGGCTGAATAATAATGACCCGTGGGTCTTCCTGATACTGGAACGAAGAGAATATCTCCGTGCGCTTGCCCGCACTAACATCGCCATGGATGCTTGCTGTGGCATACCCCCTCGCTTGCAGGTCGCGCTCCAGCAGCTGAATCGTGTGTCGGAAGGGTGCAAACACAATAACCTTGTGTGAGCTTTCCTCGATCACATCAGCCAACGCTTCCAGCCGAGGCGAGACATCAAACTCTACAACATCTCTAGTATCTGAATACACCGCACCGGTTGAAAGCTGCAACAGCTTATTCAGCATGGATGCCGCGTTGACTGCCGTAATCTCTTCTCCCGCCGCCAGAGCGATCATCTGCTCCTTAAGCACTTTATAATACTTCTCCTGCTGCTTAGTCAGCGGCACGTTACGGTCTACATACACCACGTCAGGCAGATCAAGACATTCTTCCTTGGTGTGTCGTATGGCTGGTTGCAGCGCATTAAACACGGTGTCCCGTGCACTGGGCTTGGGTACCCACTTAAACTGGGTCAGCCGCTGCATCACCATATCACGCCACGAGCCGAAAAACTTGGGCACCCGCTCAGGGGATACAAGTTTAGCCAACCCATAAGCATCTTCAGGGCTTTGTGCGGCCGGTGTGCCTGTCATCAACCATACGCGCGTGTCTGGGCCGATCAACCGCTTGATTGCTTTGCTACGTCGTGCTTGTGCGTTTTTCACGCAGTTCGCTTCATCCATGATAATCAGGTCGAACCCCGCATCGGTCAACTCGCTTTCCACAGTACAGACGCCGTCGTAGTTAATGATGACAAACTCAGCTCCTGAGTCCAACACGGCCACGCGCTTGTCCTTACTTCCGTGAGCGACACCCACCGTGCGGTGCATCAGCACCTTAAACAAATCCTGCTGCCACGCCGCCTGCATGATAGACACCGGACATATAACCAGCACGCGTTTAACCTGCCCAATGGACATTAGATAGTCTGCTGCCCACGCCGCAGCGGCGGTTTTTCCGAGCCCCATTTCGTCAAAACAGAACGCCCGTTTGTGTAGCGATAAAAACTCTGCTGTCTCCCTTTGATGTTTCATCGGCGTGTACATACCCGGCCAGCTATACCGCGAGCGTATAGGCGAGGGAACGCTTTTGATGCCCAAGTTCTTGAGCACCAGCGCTTCCTCATACCCCCAATGCACGAGTATCTCGTGTACACCGGGGGCTACTTCGCCCTCGTAGTGGCTTTTTGGTATGACAGCTGTGAAACGATCTGGATTTTTTACTCTTACCCGAAGGGCTTTACCGCCTTCGACTATCTCCATACCGCCTCCTAGTTAGCTATCGTACTCCTTCTTTTCCCAGCTTTCTCGCCGGGTTTGTGCCCATTATCGGCACGATTCGCCGTGCGGCTACGCAAGCGTAGATTACCCTTGCTCGTTTTACCGCCACTAGCCAACGCTTTCACATGATCGATGTCTCTACCTTTGCGGTCGATGCCCGCCTTATCGTACGCTCGCCGCGCTTTCTGCCTCTCCAGTTGCTTCTTGTCCTCACCTCGGGCTTTTTGTTGCAGCCACTGGTCGTGGAAATATGGGTCACCAGCAGGGATATTCTTTTTGCGCGGCATGGTCAGCTCCTCGTAAGTTTGCGTACCGTATTGTATCAGTCCCGCAGCCCGTTATGCTCGCAAGTAGTCACCGGGCACCACTTCCTGCACAGGCCGGAAGTCTTGGGGTTCCACACGCCAAGCTCGTGGGCGGACTCGACTCTACCTACCTTGGCCATCCAGTTAACCCACAAGGCTTGTGCATCCTCGCGTTTGGTGATTTTTTGCACTACCTTATCGGTAGCCAAGAACAACAGTGCGCCGTGGCTACGTGTCACTTGTGGAAACTTAATAAACATCATCAGAGCCATCAACTCCAGCTGCTCGACGTCGGGATACTTATCACTGCCGGTCTTATAGTCGCATACCCGCGCAGTCTCTCCGTTCACGATGATTAAGTCAGCGATGCCTCGCAGCACTGCGCTTGGGTCGTCGAACGCTACCATCTCCAGCTTATCGTTGACCGCCATTTCCAGCTCGCAGTACTTATCGCCCGGCAACACCGCCAGCGCCTCCACAACATCCTGCCCGGGGAAGTCAAAGTCGAACGGTGTGTTGTCTCGCACGCGTAGCTCCGCTGCTTTATGCACGCGCTTACCCCACATGGTCGCTTCGGTCTCTTGAAACGGGTAGTGTTTCAGCACCCGCACTGCGTGGTACTGCCTAGGGCATGTGCTAAACTGCTTGAGCGCTGAGTACGATAAGGTCATGCGCGCAGCCTTTCAATCAGTCCTATGTATCCAATCGCATCCACCAAAGAGTCGCGCTTACTTCCGTTGAACTCCCGCAGCATTTTTAACTGAGCCATCATCCAGCACACGTCTTCGCCGTTCAGCTCGATATCTACCTTGTACTTGTGGTACAGATACATCATCCAGAATTGCGCGATCGCGTTGAGGTTGTCACGAGGGTCGCCGTACTGAGTCTGCCGATCCCCATAAATTAAAGACTGGGCTTCTTCCATAACGGTTTGCTGCGACACTTGTTCGTCGTCGATTACGATGAATTTATATTGCTGCCCTGTCACGCCGGTAATCACATCGCTCATCTATATCTCCTAGTCTAAGTGGTACTTATCTCGGCAGGGGGCGCATGCGCCATCCACCAACCGCTGCGAATACTCGCCGCATAAATCACAATCCCCCGGATACCCTGCCGGCATGGTCGGCTGCCTGCGTATTGCCGCAATCGCCCGATCGCGCGTTGTCTGCTCCATATCACTTGCTTGATCGAACTCATCACTCATTTGGCGTCCCCGTAGTTGTCACCAACACCCAGCTCTGCGTCTAGAGGCAAACCGCCTGCCCACGCAGGGGGCGTGCGCATACATTCGAGGATATAATCCGACGCATCGTTAACGGCGTTTTCCTCGACCAAAACAATAATTTCGTCATGCACTGTCCCCACGACCATGTAACGCTTGGCTACCGCCAATATCTGCTCGCCTATAATGTCCCGCGCTAGGGACTGCACCGATCGCTGGTAAACTTTCGACCCATAGACGCGATCACGCGTTTTGCGCTTTTGCTCGTATGTATACCCCATTTTGCCATCCTTCTTATCCTTCATCCAGCGCAAATCAGGATAAGTCAGCATCAACCCGGAAGGTTTTACAATGCCTTGCGGAGTAACAGTTAGCAGACCATCGCGCAAGAACGGCATCGCCGCTGCGGTAGGCGTGTTCTTGGTTTCGTACAGATAGTCCAGCACCTCCTTGCCTTGGTTCCAAGCGTCGACAACACGTTGGTAGCTGCTGCGATACAGGTCAGTCATGCGCTGGGTCTCGATATCGCCAAAGCGTACCTTGCCTTGGATGCGCAGCGTATCCTTCAGCTTGGCGGCTCCGGTTCCATAGATACTCGCAAGGCTCACTACCTTCCCAGTCGTGCGTTCGCGGCTTTTCTTTCCGAGGTCTACAATCTCGCCGTATGTTTTGTGGAAGATGTGTGTGGCGAGGTCTACATACAAGTCTACCCCATCGTCGATCAGCTTCACCTTGTCGTCCTGCCCCGCCAGCCACAACCCCAGCCGCAGCTCAATGTTACTCAAGTCTGCCGCAATAATCTTATACCCCTTGGGGGCGTGTATACATCTGCGCAGCGTGCTGGTGCGGCCAAGATTCTGCACGTTGTAGTCAAACCCTGACCAGCGGTGTGTCACAGCCGCACCGCTATACTTCAGCGGGAATGGGAACGCCCCGCGTTTGGCTACACCTATAAAAGTTTCGGTTCGGGTTTCTTCGATGGTGGTTTTGTTCCCCAGCCGCGCTGCAACCGCTGCCTGTACCAGCGGGTCGTCATGCTCCAACAACGCCGCGAACGCCTCATCAGTTTTTGCAAGCGCATAAGTATCCTTCCCGGTCGTAGCGCTGATCTTCATAGGCGGCTCGATGTGCAGCGCGCGCAGCAGCGATGCAAACTTTTTATTGGACATGAGGATGTCCTTGAGCCCTGCTTCATCCCGCTCTAGCTTGAGCATCTTGGCCAGTGCAGCCAGACTCTCCGCTTGCGCCGCCCGGGTTCTGTATAAATGAGTATCCAGCAGCTGCCTATCCAGCAGTAGCTTAGGCTCAGCAAACATCCGTATGGTGATGTCGATCAGCTTCAGCTCGCTGCGCGGAAACTTCGGCACCATCAAATCGAACAACTCACGGCACAGGTCGACGTCGTGTATGCAGTACAACCCGTACGCGTTCATCTCATCCTTGCTGAAGTCCAGCCGCCGCTTGCCGGAGGCGTCGTCTACCTCGGTACCTTTGGGCGGTAGCCCATACATCTCAGCCAGCGCTTTCAGGCTACAGCTCCGGTTAATCCCGTGCAACGCATTAGCCATGGATAGCGTGTCCAGATAACCCTTTGGGGTTATACCAAACACCCAGTTGAGTATCGCCATATCGAAGTGCGCGTTATGGGACAGCACCAGATGTTGACTCATCTCGAACTTCTCCAGCCACTTCTTCGTCGCCTCATGCGTGCCGGTAAACCACTTGGTCGGTTTGTCATCCACTTTTACTGCGATACCGATGACCTCAAAACGAGGGTCTCGCACATACGCTTCAGTAGCCAGCTTGGATAAACTAAAGTCCTGTTTGTCGTAGTATGTTTCAAAATCCAGCGTAATTATTTTCATGGTATCCGCACTTGTTGGTTATATTGTGCCGAAGCTGCCGCCTGTTGCGCCGCCAGCAATCCGTTGGCTTGGTTAAGCC